AATGGTGATTTTGAAAATGTGGTAAATGATGGTGCAGTTAGTTCAAGTGCATTTTACTTAATGGATAGCTCTTATACTGGTTCACCACACAGAACATTTAAAATTGTAAATTCCAATCCGTATACGATGGAGATAAGTACCAATGCAACTACACCCATTGGGGTAATGAATCTACATGGGCAAAGTGCTGGTGATGCAAGAGTAGGAATAAATACAACCGCTGGAGCTACGCCTACTGCAACATTAGAAGTAAGAGGTACAATTAGTGGTAGTTTAATCCGAAGTGCCGGTGATGTTATTGCTTATTATACTTCAGATGAACGACTAAAAGATAATATAAAATTAATTGAAAAGCCAATTGAAAAGATTCAACAATTACGTGGAGTCGAGTATCAATGGAATGGATTACAAAACACTTATCCAAGTGGATCTCTTGATAGTGGTATTATAGCACAAGATGTACAAAAAGTATTACCACAACTGGTTAAAGAAACTAATAAAGGATACTTAGGAGTTCGACACGATAGATTAGTTGGATTATTAGTTGAAAGTATAAAAGAACAACAAGAACAAATAGAAGAACTTAAAAAAGAAATAGGGGAGATAAAAAATGGCAGTACCTAGTAGTGGCGCAATATCATTAAAGGGTATTCACCAAGAGGTAAATGATGTTGGTTATAGTACTACTACTTTTGATGGTAATTCAATATCTTTAAAAGAGTGTTCTGATGGCACAGAAGGTACGATAAATACTGCTAATCATTCATCAAATAGGCCAGATGGTTCAGCTCCTCACTTAATGTCAGAATTCTATTCTTATGACCATTCAGCCGCTGCGCCAGGTTATGGTGGTATTTTTATAGATGACTTTTATACTACAGGTGCTGATGACCCTATGGATGCTCGAATAGCCTATGCTACAACAACTCTTCAAGATGGTGAATCATTCCCAACAGACGGTGATGGCAATACGGTTACAACAAGACCTGTTTGGACATTTGCAACTTCAACTGGTACATCGCATGAATCCAATGATAGAATTAGAGTGAGCAACAATAATGATTCTACCTATCATGCTCAATGGAGGACTACAAATGTACCTCCCGAAGATTTAGGAAGCGGTGGTGGAACTATTAACATTGAATTCTCCTTCTTTATGTCCAGTAGCAATAATAAAGATTTAATTCTGTATGTAGAGGCAATATCGCAAGGAAATGGTTGGGGTGTTTCTGGTGGCTTAGATAATGGTTATCATTTCCAATGGTACGATAATACTCAGGCTGTACGCATTAGACGAAGGGACTCCTATAGTAGTATTACTACTCTTGCGACCAGTAGTAGTGGAAAATTTACAAAAGGGGCATGGACAACTGCAAAGATCACTATAGAAGACGATGGAACACTTACAATATTTTGTAATGGGACTTCATCATTATCAACTACATCTACGACTTATCAGAGCTTTTTCCCAAGTGGAGCAGGAATAAGATTTATGTCAGCAAAAGCTATGTCCATAGGGGAATACAATGATATTGATTGGATTAAAATTTGGAAGACCGCATAATGCCCTATATTGACCCATATAAAGGAACGAAACAAGGTGTACTTGCAAAGTTTACTTTTAAGTTAGTTACTGATGATGATTTTGATGAAGAAAGCCCTGAAGTTGGATTTTATGGTGAGTTAGAATACCCTTATTCACTTGAAAGATTTGATAGAGAGGCGATGGAAGGTAATGTTTGGGTATGGGTGTCTGATGATGCAGATGTTTCTGCTCTTACATCTCATTCGAGTTTTGTGGGAACTACGCTACTAATGGACGTTAGATAATGGACTCATTAAAAGTAAGTGGATAAAAAGTGGTACTACTTTTAGACAAGATGCTCAGATATATCGAGTAGATTATGGTGATTGGGAAATATTATAATTATTCTAGCAAAAAACAATAAAAAACAATAGGAGTTACATATGTTAACTAATTTTGATGAAATAATAGAAATAGTATTACACCACGAGGGTGGATACGTAAACGATCCTGATGATCCAGGCGGAGAGACTAATTTTGGCATAGCTAAGAGAAGTCATCCTAACGTGGATATCAAAAATCTCACCAAAGATGGTGCAAAAGAAATCTATAAAGAACATTATTGGGATGGAAATAAAGTAGAATCCTTACCTGAAAATCTAAGACATATAGCATTTGATATGTATGTTAATCAAGGTAAGTCAAGAGGTGTCAAAATTTTACAACAGGCTGCTAATGCCAAGGGTGCTGGACTTAAAGTAGATGGTGGATTAGGACCTATGACTCTCAAGGCAATAACGGAATCTAATGTAGAGTTACAAAGAGTAAGGGCTTATCGTATTAAATATTATGCTGACTTGGTAACCAGAAAACCAGACTTAGAAAAGTTTTATTTCGGTTGGTTTAGACGAGGTTTAGAAGTTTAATATTAAGTTGAATTATAATAACTTATATTTATAGATGTAGGGGAATACCCATGACTATACCAACAAAAACTGGCGAAAAAATATGAGCTTAAAGAAATTAGTAGAAGAGATAACTAAACCAATACTTCAAGAAGGAGTGAATGATCCTGGAATTCTCAAAGCAGTATTTCTTGCTGGGGGACCTGGATCAGGTAAATCATATGTTGCCAGTGGATTGTTTGGAATACCAAAGAAAATTAATGTATCAGCTTCCGGACTAAAACTTATCAATCAAGATAGTGAATTGGAAAGAATGTTAAAGAAGTATGGATTTGGTTTAGATTTAGATGATATGCCAGAAGAATTATTTCGACAACTTACTGATCCTGATTATGAAGATTATAGTGGTGTTAGAGGTAGAGCTAAAGAATTAACTGCTTCTCGTAAAAAACTTTATATGAATGGTAGATTGGGAATGATTATAGATGGAACAGGTCATAAATATGGTTCAATAAAGAAAAAAAAGAAAGAATTAGAAGAAATTGGTTATGATTGTTTTATGGTATTTGTTCATACTGACTTAGATGTAGCTCAAAAAAGAAATATGGAACGACCAAGAAAACTTAATCCTGAATTAGTAGAGGCAAGCTGGAATGATGTTCAGAAAAATAAAATATCATTTCAAGGTCTTTTTGGAAATGCTAATTTTCTTATGGTTGATAATTCTAAAACTTTAGATGAAAAAGCTGCTATTGATAAATTCAATATGTTGATGAAAAAAGGAATTAATAAGTTTATTAAACAACCAATTAAAAACTATCGTGGAAAACAATGGGTTGCTAAACAAAAGATAATGAAAGAATCAATAAATGAAGCACAAGCCGTAAAAGGTGGTAAAGTAGAAAAGTTTATTACAGGTCATAATCTTACTATGAAGGGTAAGAAATATAAAGAAATAGAATTTGAAACATTGGGTGTTGATAATAGTAGAAAGATGATTACATTGAGAATTTTAGCACCTAAGAACTTATTTGGTATGGAGACACCTGTAAAATTTTCAACATTACGAAGAGGCCCCTTTACAAAAACCGATACTGGTAAAAAAATAAAAGAACAAACGGAAATCAAAAAAACAATTGGTGTATTCGGTGGAAGATTTCAACCATTTCATTCAGGACATTTAGCTACATATAAGTGGTTGGCAAAACAAGTAGATGAAGCCTATATAACGACAACTAATATAAAGAAACCACCAAGACACCCGATGAACTTTAAAGAAAAGGTTCGACACATGACGAAGATGGGTATTCCAGCTAATCGTATTATAGAAGAAAAAACACCGTATGTGGCAAAGAATTTATTATCTAAATTTAATTCAGATACAACTGCAGTAATTTATGCCTTTGGTCAAAAGGATGCTGGTAGATTAAAAGCTGGTACTAAAAAAAGTGGTGGTAAAACGTATTATCAGGATTACAAAAAGAATAAGAATGATATTAAAGGATATGAAGAACACGGATATTTTCTAACTGCTCCTCAATTTGGTAGTCTTAGTGGAACAAAAACACGAGATATATTAGGTAATCCAAAAATTGATGATGAAGAAAAGAAAAAGTTTTTCAAAAAAACGTTTGGATATTATGATAAAGGGTTGTATATTATGATGGTAAATAAATTCAAAAAACTGTTTGAATTTTACGTTGGGATATTTGAAAGTTCAGGCACACAGAATGGTGGAGTAGATGATGGACCTGGTTTTTTATCAAGTTTAAAATCGTATCGTGATAGAGCTGAAACCGAAGCTGGGAAATTAGGATGGGAGATTGCAAATCATTTGATTGATGATGAATATTATAATAGTCAAGATTTTGGTTTTGTTAAAGATACTGAATACCCAAAAGGACCAGTTGGTTCGGTATCATTTGGACCTGCTGGTGTATCTGAACCAAGTGCTGCTAATGATTTAGATTTAGTTGGAACTGAACTTTGGAATACATGGTTAGACCACATTGATATGATTTTAAAAAATCAAGATTATGAATATACGGATAGTTTAAAAAGAACTAGAAAATCAATTCTTAAACATAGCAAAAATACATTAGATCAAGGAGAAAGTGAAGAGCCAACTGATACAGATCAAAATAGAGGGAATGACCAACACGATGATTATGATATAGTAAAAGAAGTGCATTCACTTACAAGTAATTTAGAAAAAAACGGAAAGGAGTTACTATTAATGGGCGGAGCCTACGGACATATGAGTCATCCATTTGATGACAAAGATTTGACATTTAAAGATTTAAAAAATATTATAGAAATGGGATTAGGTGGTCAGTTAAATCGTGAGGATAATGTTACAGAAAAAACAGATGGTCAAAACTTAATGATAAGTTGGAAAGATGGTGAGTTAATTTCTGCTCGTAATAAAGGTCATATAAAAAACAAAGGTGAAACGGCTTTAAGCATAAAGGACGTAGAGAGTAAATTTAAAGGACGAGGTGATATTAGAAATGCTTTTGTTTATGCCGTAAGAGATTTAAGTAAAGCAATAAGTGCTTTAAGTGATAAACAAAGAACAAAGATATTTGGTGAAGGTTCTAAATGGATGAGTTTAGAAGTGATGTGGCCTGCTAGTGAGAATGTTGTAAATTATGATATAACAGAATTGATGTTTCATGGAGCTATGGAATATGATGATGATGCAAGGGTAATCGGACAGGCAAAAGATAGTGCTAGAATTTTGGCTGGTATGATTAAACAAGTTAATCAAAACATACAGAAACATTATAAGATTACTAAACCACATTTTATGGATGTACCTAAACACCAAGATTTTGGTAAGCTAAAGGGTAAATTTTTAAGTAGATTAAAAAAACTACAATCACATTATGGATTGAAAGATAACGATACGCTTTCTTTATATCACCAATCGTATTGGCAAGAATGGATTTTTAATGGCGCTAAACAAACTGGTTATTCAAATATAACAAATGAGATTTTGGTTAAATTGACAAAACGATGGGCTTTCTTTGACAAGTCATATAAAATTCCACAGATTAAAAAAGATTTAAAAGAATATCCAAAGTTTTTAGATTGGGTATTAAGTACAGATAAGATTGATCACTCCCGATTGGTTAAAGAGAACATGAAACCATTTGAGGAATTATTTTTTGAAGTGGGTGCCACTATATTAAAGAACATGGATGGTTGGATGGCTGTAAATCCAGCAAAATCAGTTCAAAAGATGAGAGGTAAATTACAATCAGCTATAAAAGATATAAGAAGTGGTGGTGATATAAAGAAATTAAACAAATTAAAAATACAATTAGATAGATTAAATGCCATCGGTGGTTTAGATGCTATTGTTCCAACCGAGGGGATAGTTTTTAAATATAATGGTAAAACTTTCAAATTCACCGGGAGTTTTGCTCCACTAAACCAGATTACTGGCATGATGACATTTTAAGGAAATAAGGTTATGAGTAATATAGAAAAAGTAAAAAAAATGGTAAAGGGGATTTACAATCGCCCCATACAGATTGGTTATCAGGGTAAATCCATAGATGAAAGAAAAGAAGGTGAGACTTGGGTTGACCACAATAACAGAACTTGGGTTAAAGAAGATGGTAAGAGAAAACAAATTACAAAAATACCACCAAAAGGATTTGATAAATGTAATGATTGTGAAAAGTTAATTTTAAAAACCATTGACCAACAAACTTATAATAGAATGCAAAAATGTCAATATTGTCAAATGGAATTTGAAGCTACTCTACATAGAGAAGGTAAATGGAATGACTGGGTTGCTGATTTAGAAAAGAAAAGATGGGATGGTATATTAAAGGAATATGAACAAGAAATAGCAGAAATTAAACAAAAAAATCCATTTGATAAAACAGTTGCTAATGCTTTAGCTTCCAATGAACATAGAAGATGAGTAATTTAAAGCAAGCAATAAAAGTAAATTATTTAAAATGTGTTCAAGACCCGTCATATTTTATTAATCAATATTGTACTATTCAACACCCACAGCGCGGTAAGATTAAATTTAAATTATATGATTTTCAGTATGATGTATTAAAGGCATACCAAGAAAATAATTATAATGTTGTATTAAAATCAAGACAATTAGGTATATCAACATTAAGTGCTGCTTATTCTTTATGGATGATGTTATTTCATAATGATAAGAATGTATTGTGTATTGCCACTACGAAAGATACTGCTAAAAATCTTGTAACTAAAGTTCGTATTATGTATGATGGATTGCCGAGTTGGTTAAAAACTCAGATAGTTGAAAATAACAAACTTTCACTTATTTTTAAAAACGGAAGTCAGATAAAAGCTATTGCTTCTAATGAATCTGCTGGTCGCTCTGAAGCATTGTCTTTATTAATACTCGATGAGGCTGCTTTTATAGAAAGAATAGATACGATATGGACTGCTGCTCAACAAACACTTGCAACTGGTGGTCAATGTATAGCCATTTCTACACCCAATGGTGTTGGTAATTGGTTTCATAAAACTTGGTTGGATGCCACGGATGGAATTAATGCATTCAATACAATCAAACTTCACTGGTCAGCGCATCCTGATAGAGACCAAAGTTGGAGAGATGAACAAGATAAGAACTTAGGTCCTTCACAGGCTGCTCAAGAATGTGATGCTGACTTCTTGAGTTCTGGTCGTTCAGTTGTTGATCCTCTTATCTTGGGGTGGTATAAAGAAAAAATGTGCTGTGAACCTATGGAAAAAAGTGGGTTTGATAGAAATCTTTGGATATGGGGATATCCTGATTACTCAAAACAATATATAATATCTGCTGACGTAGCACGTGGAGATGGAACTGATTATAGTGCCGCT